GCCGAGGTTTGTAACAGTAGCACTACCGCTAAGGTCTCCGTCTAATGTTATCGTAAAGTCGGCGACATCAAAATCTAATGTATTGTCAGTATCGTCGTATGATACGCTAATCCCTGACTCTGTATTAGATGATACCATTGCTCCAACGGCATCAGCTACAGCTTCATTAAAGTCTGTAACTGCTGTAGATTCTATTGCGATAGTTGCTGTGCTAGCGGCTGTTAAACGACCCTGTGCATCAACAGTGAACGTACTTACGGCTGTAGCTGATCCATATGTGCCTGCTGTTACTGCGGTATTATCAAGATTTATAGTGAGCGTGTCGGTTGCGGATGCGACAGATGAAAGACCAGTTCCGCCAGAAATTGTTATTGTGTCACCAAGATCAATAACTTGGGATGTGCCAGAATCTCCAGCCAAACCAATAGACCCAGAGAATGTTGAAACTGCTGTATCAACATAGTCTTTAGTTGCTGCATGAGAGAGCGCAGATGGAGTTGGGACTATTACCGTTCCTGTAAATGTTTTATTTCCAGAAATTGTCTGAGCACCAGTAAGTGTAGTAAATGCTCCAGGACCTGCTATTGCAAGAATAGACGTTGCATCGCCGCTTGAATCACCTTTTCCATAATAAAGGGTTTCATCAACCTCATTAAATGCTAGCTCAGCGTTTTTTAAACCAGACGGAGCACCTGCTGCACCACTAGTTCTTCTTTTAATTCTAATTGTATTAGCCATTTAAAAATTTCCTCCGTCTGTTATTTCTTTTTCTGCTGTATTAACCCAATTGTTTCCGTCATACTGCAAGACATCTCCAAGTGCAACAGACGTAATAGTAACATCATTTAATCCATTTAAAAGGGCTTGTGCAGCTATTAATGTCTCTGTATTAATTATTCTATCTTTTACTGTCAAATAAATTCCAGCTGGAGAAACCCCCAAAACTGTTTGTATTGCTTCTACTGCGTCATTTATATTTGAATGTTGTTCATGGTGTGGAACTGTGCCGTGAATTTAATGTATCTGTAGCAATCGGATTAATTAGTACATCTAATCCTGCGGGATAATTTGTTGCCATTTTAAATTCCTTTATATAGACAAAATTTTTGTTGATGAATTATTCCAAGATATTGTTATTTGCACATCTTCTTGTGATCCAGGGTATGGTAATCCTTCTGCTGTATCTACATAAAATAGTAATCTTGAATTAGCATCTGACCCCCCAACTTGATAAAAAACCATTGCTACTATTGCCTGGTTTGCCGGAAGGGTAAAAGTAATGTCTTCGGCGTCAATTGTTCCAGATACATTTGTTACACTTTGCAAAATAGGAAACCTAACGGCAATACCTGCTGGTGATATGTCGCTTACAAACTGGTGAGAATTTTGTTGTGGAGTATAGGAATTTGTTGTAAATAAAACTCTAAAAGAGTTATCTGTAAAATCAAATTCTCCATTTAAGATAGCTTCTTTTGCTTTTGTATAAATAAAGTTTGCCAATTTAAATTCCTATTTCTTTTGAAAGTATAATTCTATATTTGTATCCTTTTTCAAAGTATTTTTTTTGAGCCGTGTTATACGACGGCGTTGCATCCAGAGAAGGAAAATCAATATAAACTTCAGATTTCCAAGAATGCATAGAGATTTGTGTTAAAACAGTTTGCCAGCGAGTGGGATCTGTTTGAATCTTTTTTCTTTGAACCTTAAAATAAGTATTATTCAAAAAGTTTGTGGCTGGCCTCGCGTTAAAGTAAACTATGACTCTTCCTGCGTTATAGTCATTATCTATATAAAAGTCACCATTTTCAGGATCAACACTTTTTACATAAAACTGTGGATTTTTGGCAAGAATCTGAACAGTTGTAAAAGCGTCGGTTCTTATGGATTTATCCTCAATCAGCAGCTCTTGTACAACTGGGACAGTGTAGGAATTAAACTCCGAAGGTGTTGCCGATTCTTGTTGGGTAAAACAAATTTGTTCTTCTGATATAGACTCATTGGAAGCATCCAAAAAATTTACAAGTCTTATCAAATACTGTTTTCCGCTTTGCCTTTGGGCGTCCCAATATAACTTTAATGTTCTTGATATTTGATTATAATCAGCTATTGTATTTATTGTCAAGAATGGGTTTGACAAAACTGCTGGGGTAGCGTCATCTGTTTGAACAACAAAGTTAGAGTTCTTCAAAGAAGATATCTTTATGGTTTTTCCAAACCTCACTACAACCATGTTATTGTCCACAATTGCATAGTCAATCAAGGGAAGTGACACATCAATCTCCTGTTTTTTCTTCTATTTAACTAGTAACAAAAAGTATTACGAAAACCAACAGGGGGGTGGTGTTTTCACCACCCCCCTGGGCTAGGGATTTGTAACTATAACCTCCCTAAGGATTTTTGTCGCATTAGATCTGGTTGAAAACCTGAACTTCGTAGTTACGTGCGAGGCTGACATTCTTGGCAACTGTGATACCTTCACCGTCACCAAGCATCACGATGTCGTAACGCTCCTTCATCTTCATCGAGCGAATGTCACGGCTAGGATCATCAAATTGATCTGTGCTCATGTCATCTTTGACGAGGATTGTTCCAACCTCGTTACGGTCGATGAGGAAAATGTCTGACTTGGCTGGTGTTGCACCGCTCTTTGCTGTAAAGCTTACGAATGGTGAAACAATTACATTCAAGCCCATTGGGGCAGTTGCATTCAGCGCTGCATCAGGACTGCTTGGACGATATCCCCAACTGGTATTAACCGCAGAAGCGGCGCCACCCATGTGGAAGATTGCGTCTTTAAGGAATACTGACCACATCAATGGATGTAGAATGAAGTCTGTTGGAATGTGCTTTTCAGCCATGAGAACTGCTGCCATGTCAACAACGTCGTCCCAACGAATTGTTTCGTTGGCTGCTCCGTCGACTCCAAGACCAGTAGTGTCATCATAGGATCCGCTATCATTGTCAAAAACAATTGTAGCTGCGTCCTTGAAACGGCTTAGTGCAATTTGTTCTTTGAGGCGAGCCATTGCGCGACCTGCTGCTCTTACGTGAAGACCAACAATGTCCCAAAGTGAGTCAGCGATGACTTCTTCAGTGAATGAAAGCTTGACACCCTTTTTGGATACCTTGCCCTCAATTTGCTTTGCAAAGGCTAGTGCCTGCTCTGGGTACTCTTGTCCTTCGGGAATCTCAGCAGCTTGAATTGCGTTGACTGCGGGGAACTCTAGCGAGCGCCCCTTTCCTAAACGGACTACAGAAAGAAGAGGAGTTACCAGTAATTGTGGTTCCGCTGCTTCTCTAAGAGTACGAGAGATAACCTTTGGGAAGAGTGCGGCAGCGTCGGCTGAAGCAAAGGCCTCCTTGATTGTTACTCTATTGTTCTCATCAATGTGTCCATCTTCGGCCAGCGCGGCTTCCCAAGCTGGGAGACCCGAGAGGAGCTCTTGTATTGTTTTGCTCATCTTAGGATTATTCCTCCTGTGTTATTATTTCTGTTATTATCAGAGCGTTAAATTGACGCGGAATGCGCCTTTTACGTTATGTACATCCAAGTTGCTACGGATACCAAGCTTGCCTGAGAAAGTGCCTGAGCGAGTAATCTCAAACACTGTCTTGAGCGCACCTGGGTCCGATGGAAGCTGCATGTAGGACAGTAGGCCGTCATCATAGTTGGCGGCAAATGTTTCTACCTCGACTACCTTACCAACCTGGAGGTAAGAATAGACTGCAGAGCTGTTGTAGAAGTCTGCAGCAGCGGCTTTGACCGGACGACCCATATGGTCTGAACGGACAACGCTACCTACTGTGACATCCGCGTTTATACCATCAACCATTGGATACTCAACATAGCCGTGGGTGATGAAACCTGCGCCTTGAGAAGTGCCTTTGTCAAATGGACGATAAAGGTCGTATTGGGCAACTCCTACCGGAACTGATCTTGCGCCGACAGCTACTGTGTCAGTTGCGCCAGAAGAATAGCTTGGCGTTGCACCGTTAAGCGGATCCCATGATGCAGGCATTGTGTCGCCATAGGTGACTGCAGCCGATGAACCATTAGCTGGGACAACTCTTGCATCGCCGTTTGAATCGGCAACGACTGAAAGAATTGTTCCTTTTGGAATTACGATTTCAAAACGATCATCTTCTGAATCTTTGTACCAGGTTGGAAGACCTGGATGAGGAAGAAGGTAAGCTGCTGGAGCAATACCCTCAGACACTACAAAACGACCTGATCCAGTCTTAGTGCCTACTTTGCGAAATTTTGCTAAACTCATTTAAGTTTCTCCTTAAAATATTTTATAGTTTGATTCGACCCATTAATGCATCTACAAATACCTGCTCTGCAGAACGCTCTTGTGAAACTTCTTCTTTTTCCTTGTCAATTGTAATTGCGTTTTCTTCGCCTTCAATGACTTCTACTTCAGAATCAATTTCTGGAACGGCAGCTTTTGCAGCTTTTGCTGTCGGCATTTTTGCAATATCCCTAAGGGAATCCGCTAGAGAGCTTGCGCTTCTCTTGGCGTGATCCTCCATCAAAGATTCTCTGCTTTCAATTGCCTCAATACCTGCTGCAATCTTTGCGTCAACAACTCTTTCTGCAAGAGTTCTATGTAATGCATTTTTGAGTTTTTTATTTTCTTCTTCAAGAAGTTGAACTTTTTCGTCTGCGTCTTTTGCTTTTTGCTCAGAAGCTTCTTTTGTGCCAGTGAGCTGTGCATCTGACTGCTCAACTTCTTTGTTTTCTTCTGCTTCTGTAGAATTTTCAGAATCAACTTTTTCAAGTTCTTCCTGCTTTTCTTCAGCTACAGGAGACTTTGTAATTCTCCATGATTCATCTGCTGGCTCTCCAGCGTCTTCACCAAGAGAAAATCTCAATTGCCATGACCACTTTTTGTGAACATCACTAAGTGAAGTCAGCAAATCTGATGCATCCTTGTCATTAGCTTCGTCACATGTGGCAATTGCTGCCAGTATAGTTTCGTTAAGCATAGTGTTTTTGACAAGTATGTCTTGTAGAACTTGCTGCACTTTTGAAGCAGCAGAAGGAATCTCTTCTTTTGCTTCAGGTTCCTTGCTTGTTTTGTCTTCTTCGGCTGCCGCGTTTTCTTCTGGTGCATCAGCCTCTTCTTTTGGCTCATCAACTCCAGATGCTATTGTTGAAAGATCTTGACTCAATTCTTCAACAGCTGTCAGGACATCGTCCTGCTGAACATCGTCTTTCATATTTGACTTCTCCCTATGGGTTGTATCAGATTCATTCTCGTTAGATAGTAATGATTCGTTAGAATTAATGTAATTTTCACTTTCATGAATGGCCATAGCACTTAAAAAAGACCCCTTTAGGTGAAGATAAAGAGGCTTTGATTCTTTCTTTTTGAGTGGTTCAAGAATTGACTCATTTTCTTCAAGGGAATAAATATTTTCTTCGTTCATAGAAAGAATAAACGCAGAACTTCTTGCAATCCACTCTGAATCAGAAGTTGGAACAGTGTCTGATCCGGGAGATTGGACGGATCGAACGCTTGATTTAGAGTCCGCTGGCTGATTAACAAAAGAATACTCTTTAAAAGAAATGTCCTGCATGTCTATAAAAGCCAGCTTTCCCTTGTAAACCTGACCCCTCTTGTACCTTGCTGCGGGTGGCTTTCCAGCAGATTCTGATGCCAGGTCATCGCCACTGATAGAGCATATCGCCTTGCCGGCTCGTCCTCCAACAGAACCGGTTAAATATCTCTTATCAAGAACCTTTTGTATTGCAACTGGATCTGTTATAGCTATTTGAAGCCTAACAAAAGAACCACCGTCTTGTTCTTTGTCCATCTTTGCTGCCATTACTCTACCAATTGGCTCAGAATTTAAATCGTGGTTTAAAATAATTGGCTTTGGATACGGTTCCACCCAAGACTGTAGCGCTTTTTCTAGCTCAATAACAGAATAATTGTTATAATTTCCGTGTCAATCCCTCGTGAATCGCAGCAACTTCTATAATCAAACCTTGATTTGAGTTAGCAGCTTCTTCAAATGAAAAATTTGTTTTTGAAAAATCTGGAAGTTTAACAGTAAAATTTTCTACAAAATCAAAACTCATGAAGTTCTCCGTTATTGATTAGCGCTGCTGCTGAAAGATATAGTAATTTGCTTTTATAGCATTAAACAATTTTATACAAAATAAGTCATGTTTTTATACAATTTGAAAAATTTGATTTTCTCTTGAATCGCCATTTTTTAAAAACCCCGGCAGCATCTCTTCGTGCATTATGTGTGCAGCGTAAAGATAGCTCGCACAGCCTAGTTTATAGCCTTTTCTCGCTGCGTCTGCGCACCATCCAAGATCTTCACCCTGTGAATGAAGCTCATAGTTAATGTTATTATAAACTTCTTTTGACATCATTTTAGCAGCCATTATAACATCTGATTGAAATACAGTTCCAATTGGGTACGATTCATTTCTTGTTGCCTTAAAGCTTTCTTTATCCACCCAAGACATTACGCTCGGAAAATTGCTATCTAAAGGAGTCATATACATTAGTGGGCTAATCGCATCGTACCCGTCTAAAATGTGACCAATAAGAAGTTCTAAAGTAGAATCATTTTTTATAATCACATCAGAATCTAAACTAAAATAATAATCTGGCTGTAGTTCTCTTACTCTTTTAAGAACAGAGTTTCTTAAATTAACCATGTTTTCGTATTTTGAGATTGTCCACTGTCTTGATCTTGGAGAATGCTCAAAGTGCGGCAAATCTTCTCTAACATTTATTTCTAAATGTGGAATTTCTTTGTGATAATTTTTCCACATCATTATTAGATTTATAGTTTCCTGATCATCTGGAGCTGCTTCAAAAACAAAACCAATTTTATTTAGAGGAATTGATTGTCTTTCTATTGCAGAAGCCCACAAAGGAAATATCCATTTTCTTTTATAAATAGGGCAGCCTATAACTAGTTTCATCATACTTCTTGTGTGTCAGCCAGTTCTGTCTTTGTGTGCTTCTTTGCAACTGGTTCAGATTTTTCTTTTGGCTTATCTTGTTCTTTTGGTTTGTCTTCGATTACTTTTTCTTTTGCTTGCTCAACAGTTGGATCTTCAACCTGTGTTTCGTCTTGCACTATATAATCAAGAACTTGCATAATCCCATCTATTAATTCTACAATTATTTGCAGAGCTAATCTTACTTGGCCATTTTGAACAGCTGTATTTAATCCTTCTACTGCATCTTCTGTTAGAAGAAATTGTTTTGCTGTTTCAGAAAAAATTATAATTCCCATTATTCCTCACTTGCATCTTTTTGAGTATCCTCTTCCACAATAAATACATTATACTGCTCTTCCAACAAATTCTCAACTACCGATAACCATGTTGGATCTGATCTTTTGATATTGGGAGAATTTCTTCTGCCTTTTTGGTTTTGTGGTCTTATAACGTTTCCAGGACCTCTTCTTTTAGACGGCAAGTTTCTTTCACCTTTTTGAGCAGAATCTTGTTTATCTCCGTCTTTTTGAACGTCTTTCATCGCAGATGCTTTTGCTTGATTTTCGCTTTGAGCAGAACTGATATTTATTTGATTCTGTCCTTGAATTGACATAAACAAATTTTCTTTATCAACTTCTGGATCTTCTCCCAATTTAATTCTTGCTTCTGAAAGAGTAATTAAAGAGTTGACATATTTTTGAACTATGTGTGTTTCTTTCTTTACTTGTGTGTCAACATCTATTTCATTAAACTTAAAAAAACAACGATCTGACATTGCTGAATCATATGGATGAATTAGCGGATCAAATCCACCCTCAAATAAAAGTTCATTAAAAATATGAACCCTAACCATCTCGGCAAATTGTTTTTGATATTGTTTAATCTTGTCGTAAAGCGCAGTATCAAGTCTTTCAGTAATAGATCTATTTCCTCCGTCAAAACTCATTCCCAAATGATGTGGGGCAACACCAAGACCTATCGCAACTCTTTCCTTAAAATGGCTTAAATATTTTGAAGCATCTAATGCTTCCTGATTAGAACCTATTATTTCGACATCATGCCTAAACGGAAGTATCAAACCACCTTCTGCCCTTAAATTTTCAATCTCAATAGCTGCCTGATCAATTTCTTCTGGTTCTGCAGGTTGATCTGCAGTTCCAATTCTGTATTTATACAAAGGAAACAATTCGCGGTGAACCAGGTTTTGAATGTCTTCCTCCATTTGACGCAGAGCGACAACGTCGTCTAAAACGCTTGATAAAAAAGGAGTTCCAAATGCTCTACCTGGTTTTTTATCAAACGCTAAATGAACAACTTTATCTGCGTTCCATTTTGGATCTCTTTCTGTTGGAGCATAGGTAAGAGGATTTGTTCTCTGAAGATATGCCTTAGGTTTATTATGTTTGTCTCGTAAAATTCTGGTCTGCTCAGTGGGGATAAGGTAATAGCCGACTATTGGTTCTGCGCCATTAAGTGATTTCAAAGAAGTCGGAAAATATTCAGTTAAATCTGCTCTAGCTTTTACAAAAAACGCGTTTGCAAACTTAAACAACTGATCAGATAAATCAATTAAAAAATCTAAAAATGGCCTGTTCATTGCCATTTCCATGTAGTCTATTCTTTGGTATAGGTAACCAACTGCTTCTGGATTTTCCCCAACTATTTGCCAACCCTCTTTCCAAAAGAGATCTTTATGTTTTGATATTGCCTGCTTAACATATGAATCTGTATCTATGGCTTGAATAATTCTGTCAAAATTGTAAGGAGACGGTTCAAAGTTAGTTCTTCCAGTATAATAATAATTTACACCCCTATATCCTAGGGCTAAAGCTGCGATCTTCATTGTTCTACCAAGAGAACTTATTTTTTCAGGCTCCATTTGAGCTGAAAAAAAATCAACACCCTCTATTTTTGTAAAAGGTAAATATTCGCGTAAGGCCATAGTTAACTAAACTCCATTTTGAATTATAATATTGTATAGTACAGTTGGTTTTAGTGTTAATTAACTTTGAGGATCGGCATCCTGAAATGTCTTTTTTAGAATAATATCTTTAATTGCTTCCAGCCAAAAAACAGTTTCTGGCTCTGAAAAATCACTTTTGTAAACAAGGTTGGCGTTTGTTATTTTGATATTAATATTGAATTCTTTTTCTTCACTTTGCTCAATTACATTATCTTCTGACATTATTTTACCTTTTTTGTTGTGTTTTGTGGGGTTTCAAAATCATCTTTAGACGATTCTACTTTGGCGTGCATTTGGTTTAACAGTTGCTGCGAAAGTTGTTTGATTGTTGCTTCTTTAACAACTACTTCAGTAATTAACTGAGATATCTTTTCTTGAAAAGATTGTATAATTAAATTAACATCTAAATTTTGATCATTCATAGTTGAATTATACCAGACGAGATTCCAGTTCGTCAACTTTTGCAGAAAGTTCTTGAAATGACTTAACTAAATAAGGAATTAAACTTTCCATAATAACTGTCCATGGTCTGGTACTTGCATTTTCTCCGCCAACAACAACTGAATCTGGAAGAATTTCATAAAGCTGTTGAGCTAAAAAACCTAATTTTTCTTTATTAAGACTATCTGATTTGTAAGTAAAAGACTTTACGTTAATATTATTAATAATATCACTTGCATTGATTTGTTTGTTAATAATATTTTTTAATCTTTCATCAGAAAGATTTTGTGGCCCCAACGGACCATATCTATAGCCTGCATAACTTTGTATTTGAATAAAGTTTACATCGTATATGCCTCGTTCAACTTTAATTCCACCCTCTTCAATTTCAACGTCATTGAACGTAATTACGTTATGATATCCGGTAACTATTGAAATTATCAACATAATACGTATTTGTAATAATTTTTGAACTAGTATTTAATGCTATATTTGAACTCCATGTATTGTTTATACCAGCCATTCCACTAGATGAAGATGTTAGGCTTCCTGATGCAATAGAATAGCTTCCAATAGACCCCGCAGTGGCGGTAATTATTCCATTTGTACTAACCCTAAAAGGAGCGATGCCAAATGTTTCACTGCCTAAATAAATACCATTAGAATCTGCTTTAAATACACTTGCTCCTGAACCAATCTTTATGGTTTTTCCATCTAATGCTCCAGTAAAAGTTCCAGAAGCTGAAGAAAGAGATCCAGTAAAAGTTCCAGAAGCTGAAGAAAGAGATCCAGACAATGATAAGTTTGTGCCATCAAACAACAAATACTGTGAACCAGTGCCGACCTTGAAAGTTACTGGAGTAGATGGAGGACCAACAGTGGAGGGAAGCCAAAAGTTATGGGTATTTAAATTTATTGAACCAGCTGATATAGAACCTCTAATTTGCGTTGCATCAAAGATAGCTTGACCATTACCTGCAATCAACCAACCGGTATTACCAGTTGTCCACGAACCAGCCACTAATTGTCCATCATAGGTGCTTGATTTTATTACTGAGGTTGATCCAGCTAATGATATTGTATGTGCACCTATTGTTCCGGCTGTAATTTTATTAGCAGTTAAATTATTTATATATTGAGATTCGATTAATGGAGTATTCCCAGATGCTGCGATTCCCGAATAATCACTTTTTGCTCCACTTGTACTTACTGTTCTTACTCTTCCTGAATAAGTTGTAGGTGTTGAATCAGTAGAGTTTGTTACGGCAACTGTAAAAACATTTGCTTTTGCCCTGCCAGTTTTTATTGGAGAACCTGTGCCGCCTGCATTGTCGTATAGCTCATACTCAAAATAATCCAAGTCAATATCATTGACAGCCGTAAAAGAATACATAACTGTCTCAAAGCTTGCTGCCAAAGTTAAACCAACAATAGGAGAAGGATTTGATGAAGATGCTGCAGAGGGAGTCTTCACTCTTATCACTTCTGGTGAAGAATCAACAGCTGATATTTCAGCGTTTTTTGGTTTCAACGAAAAAAGATAGTTGGAATTGGGCTTGAGTCCGTGTTACTGTTTTCTTTATAATTGTCATTATCTTATTGCTCCAGTGCTAATGAATGCTATTGCAGAATCTATTTCTTCTGCATTCAAGGTCAAATTGTAATTTTTGCTGAAGGCATACTGTGTTATATTGACAGAGGATGCTGAGGATAGAGGATTTTTTTCTGAAAGAAGTTCTACCTCAAAAGAATAGTCGCTGTATTGCTCTTCTTTTGTTAGCGTATCAATATCTAGCGCATTAAAATTATATATTAGCGTATTTAAATTGCTAGACACAAAATACAAATCTATATTTGTTTCTTCTTTTACAACAATTTGTCCACTTGCGCTTGGAGTAGTTTTTGTTATTTTTACTTTTATTTTTCCTCTGTTTGGTCCCTTGTCTCCAAAAATTTTTAATCTTGGACCGCTGAATGATCCTACTATTTTTGAGCCTGGAGAGCTAGTTTCCCCATTTGTCCATAAAAAAGAATTTCCAAAATAACCTATTGTTACATCACGTGTATTGAGTGAATCTTTTTTCACATTATGAGAATAGTAATCAATTAAGTTGTTCCCAGTTCCAGAGGTTGATGCTATGTAGCTTGTTGGGTTATTGGAGGCGCTAGTAGAAATATAATTTGATGCAGATAATTCAATATACTGCACATTGTCTGAGTGATAATACAGATAATACGCACCTTCTGGTTTCAATCCTTTATTAACATTTGTAACAGATTTAAAATATAAAATATTGTCAGAATCCACTCCACTATATGTCACTGTTTTTGTATTTCCTATTTCATATACAACAACAAAAGAATCTTGATCAAAAGATTTAACAATAGAATTAGAACTCTGCGAAAAAACCTGTCCTATACTGTAGTTTTCTAGAGAAATCCCTATCCAATCTCCAATTTTTAAATTGTCTGATAAAAAAGGAAAAACTATCAATCTTCTTACAGGAGGCGTAATTGAAGTTGCCAAAGATGAATTAGTATAATATTTAAACCAAGCCATAGTTAAATCTCTTTATACAAAATTTCAAAATCATAACTATTTATTTTATCATCCTCTATTTCTATGTCAAAAGAAACATCAAAATCATAACCTCCGCCTATTTTTGAGACAGCATTGAATCCCGTAACAACTAAATTTGAATATGGTTTGTTATCTTCAAACCTATAATACTCCTCTCTTGCTGATTCATAATCTATAGAGTTTGCATTTATCGCATAGCTTCCATCTGTCATGTTGTGAGTATGATTTGCTAGATCCATACCTGCAATCGTGGCACCCTCCGCAAATGTAATTGGCCCATATATTGTTCCGCCATCAATTCTCAAATATTGAGGATGAGCATCTCCGTCTATGTCGTCTAAATCGTCATGAGAAGACCTAAGACTTTCTCTTTTTGATGAATCAACAACAATAGAACTAAATGCTTCGACGTATTTTTTTACATCATCTGATGATGGATCTGTCAAAAACGGTTGTCTTAATTTTCCTATTGATTCCATTTGTATAAGATAGTTTATGTATCTTCTTTTTAAGTTTATATTTTCAACAAAGGCAGAAAGTCTCTTGCCCAATGTAATTCTTCTTTCAACAAGGTCTGCAGTTATTGATCCAAGATTTCCAACTATCGCATTGTTTGCAACGACCAGTTCTCCGGTCAAGGTTGGCAGTTGCAAAGACATTGACGTTGTTGACATATCCAGCATGAGTGGGGGTAGCAATTTAGACTTGAATGTTAACACAGGTAACAAAAAGTTGTTGTAAAACATTTGAGATGTGTCTGAGCTATCTCTTTTTACTAAATGAATCAAAGAATTAATTTCAGACGCTATTGAATTTATTTTGATCGAAAAAAATGCTTGAAATTGCGCGGCTTGTTTTGCAGAGACTTGATCCAACTCGGATTGTGGGAGTGAGACTGGTAGGGTTGTAATTTCCTTGGCAAATTGCTTCGTATAATGCGTAACTGTTTTTGCCCAGTCTGTGAGATGTTTTGCAATTTCGCTTTCGGTTTCATTATTATATGTCTCCCCAAAATAATTAACAGATATATTTTTTATTAACATTATTTCATCATACAAATGCTCCAACATTTTTTTAATTGCATATAAATGTCCAAAGCTAGTCTGAGATATGACAAGTTCATATTGTTTTATGAATTCTCTACAGGCTCTGCATTGATGACTCGCTGCAAAAATGTATTCTTGATAACAAATAAAACTAGGTTTTGGATTTTCCACTTGTATTGTGAATGTTCCTTCTTCGGAATCAAATTGTGTCTTTTTGTTGTGTTTTTCAACATCTTTCCAAACTGCAGTATGAGCTGAATCAATTTTTGAGTTAACATAAGGATTAATATTAACACTTTCAAGATTTGTTTCAACCTCACTTAACAGGTTGTATATTATTTTTTCGCACTCAAATATATAAGATCTAACGTCTTTTATTTTTATTTGAGATACTGAATTATCAAACGCATAAGGAGAACGCTGTGTTTGGTTAAATTCTTCTATTCTTTTTTCAAGCGAATTTAAACTAGACGTATTTGATATTGGTTCTGCAAATACATCTTCTACCGCATTTGAATTTCCTAGACCATAATTAGCCATAATCTTTCCTTAAAATGTTTCCCTTCTAATTGGCGAACCAGTTTTTCTAGAAGGTCCTTTTTTAAAATAAGCTTTTGCTGCTATTGGTTGAGTTCTATTAATTATTTTTGTTTCAGAACTTGTTTTTTCATCATCATCTTTGTTACTTTGTCCGGGCATAAAAAAAGTGTTAGAAAAACTGCTTGTCTTTGTAGTATATCTTGTTTTGTGTAAATCGTTGTAATTTTCTGTTATTGATAACAAAGCTAGAATCAACGCATCGTGAGCATGATCTTGCGCTGACCCAGCTGCTTCAAAAACTGGCCTACCAGTTTGAGTAGTTCTTAAAACTACGTAAGATATTAGTTGCATATACAACTCATCGTCTTTTTCTGGAGCAACTAATATTTCTCTTTCTAAATATTGTCTTAAGTTGTCCACCATATATGGTTTTATTTCCTTTTTAACTGGCAATTTAGTGTATGGGTCCCTAATTTCTATTGCCTCTGCAAAGCTAACCCCTTTAACTTTTTGTTTTAGTCCAGATATTGGATTCTCTACACCATACTTGTGCAAAAGCTCTACTTGAACTTCTCCAAAACCTCTATCAACATATATGTGTTTTGGCTGAAATATATCATTTAATTCAACTATTTTGGAGACGGCTTTAGTCAAAGTATATTCGGATTTTTGTATTTCTTCTCTATAGGCAACTTTTACTTTGTTTCTAAATCTTTCTTCTTCATATATATCAGAGCAAGCTTCTAAAATTACGACATTTGTTCCTGCTCCATATTTGTCCCAGTCAACTCCCATAACAAAAAAACTTCTTGCAGAGTTTATCTCTGGAATATAATTCCAGCTTGGAGATATAAACGCCTTGTCAACATATTTTCTTGGATATACGCCCTCTGCGTCTTCACCCCAATCAGCTTCTATTTCGTGTCTGTATCCAATTTCTGAATATTGTTCTCTGAATTCATCTTCTTGATCTTTGGAAAAAAAAGGATTGCAGTAAGAAGGAAACCAAAATTCTTTGAATCTAGCGCTTCTGCACCATTCCCAAAATCTTTCTCTTCTACCAGTTGGAGTAGATGCACCAATCAAAACTTTGTCAAGTTGATCTTCTGCTGTTTTCTGCAGCATAGCATAAAGTGCGTCTAAATCGTCTGCATGCATGTAGTCCATTTCATCAAGAACAATGACATGTGCCTCCTGACCTCTGGCTACGTCGGATTTACCACCTGACCTCATCCCAGATGTAAAAAATCTTACTGTAGAGCCATTTGTAAATTGAATCATAAATTGAGGAGACGTTACTTTTCTTATTATTGAATTCATAACTATTTCATTTTTAGAAGCTAGTTTCAATATCTCTTGATAAATTAATTCAACATGAGATTTCATTGGTGCAATAACAAGACATCTTCCGTCTTTGTGAGTATAGCTATAGTGCAATAGATATATTGCCATACTAAAAGTCTTACCAAGACGACGACCAGCTCTTAAGACTTTTCTCAAAGCTGGGTCGCGCAAAATTAACGTTTGATAAACTCTTGTTTCTGCATCAAGAAAATGTTTAGCCCATACGCACGGATCTTTTGCTATGTGTATTTGCTTTTGTTGTTCTGCCGATATTCCGAAGTTCTAATAAATCATTATCTATTTCAAAAGGTTCATCTATCAAAAGAGATAATTCCCTATTTGTCATAGGTCTGCCAGTTACTTGTTCTCCATCAGCCCAGTTAAGATGTTGAAGTTTATTTGCAAATACCCATTCAATTCTATTAATTTGCTTAAATGTTTCAATGTCTTGAGCTTTAATTAGTTCAATTAAATCTTCTCTAGAAAGTTGTTCTAAATCTTGTCTAAATTTTTTCGTTTTAGATGATAGTGCTGCTGTCATAATTATCCAAAATGTGCTGCCAGCATAGAGCCCTCAGAGCCGAGCATGCTCCTTGCGTTTAATCTTGAATTCTGTATAGCCATAACTCCCCTTGCTCTTGATGTAGCCGCAACTTCATTATCCTTATATCCCGCTCCAAAAATGGGTTTGTTAATGCTTCCCTTCATTGATTTAAGTGCTTCTTTTTGAAAATTAATCCCACCCATTATGGCGTTGCCTACGCCCTTGCCCACATCATAGGCAAGAGTTGCCCATCCATAGGCGCTGAATGCTTTACCTGCAAGTTTACCATATGTGCCTAAATAATGTCCACCCATTTTTAAGGCAGTTCCATATTGCTTTTCTCTAAGTGCTTTCATACCAACTTGACCAGCTACGCTTCTCATAGCCTTGACATCTCCGGTTTTTAACAAGTTCATTGCATCGTCTGCATAGCTTGCCCCTGGCAGAAAACCACCAACTTTAAGAGCATGGGTTGCATCATCTACAAGTCCAGTAGGCCCGAACAATCCTGTCGATCCAATTTTAGTGGTTTCCATTGCACGACCAAAAGATCCTGCAACTCTTTTAGCTATTTTTTCATTTGATACTAATACCTTTGAAAAGTCTCCACTAATTATTCTTCCATATCCAAAAAGGTCTTTAGTTATTTGACCCGGTATAGTGTGCATTAACTTTTCAGTTATGCTCATCCCGCCCATTCCTGCTCTTATGACATCATCGTATGTTCCCGACTTAATTGCAGCATTAATCGCATCGTCTGTTATAGATGCAGGATCCATTATTGCTCCGAGTCCAGATCTTGCTAATTCATTTCTAACAATACTTTGCATAAATGGCGCATTTGTCTGTTTGCCCAACTTAAGCAAATTAGATTCTAATCTAGCTAGATTGGCTTCTGCTTTTGCTCCTCTTGCAAGAGTTCTTCTTTGTGCCCTAGTTGCTGTTGCTTCATCAAAACCCGGACTTGCCCTTAACGCATCTGCTGCCTTTTTAGCTTCTTGGAAATTGTCTGCTCTACTTGCCGTATTTAATCTACCAAAAACACCACCTGTAAACAATGGATTTGCTTCACTTCCTGAATCAACTACGTCTCCAAAAAATTTTCTGGCTATGTTTTTCATAAACTTTGGCTTCAGCAACATGTCCGAAACAAAAGCTCCACCTTGATATGGTGTATATGGAGCATTTCTGCCGGATACACCACCTAGCCTTGCAACTGAGTCAAGTCTCACTCCGGCAAAAGGAGTAACGTTAGTTGCTTGCGCTTTTATTTTTTTGCCTGCAAATCTGCCAAGAAAATTTTTACCAAAAGCGTAATCTGCCGGGTCACTCATTGTTTGATCAATGTTTTCCCCTGTTCTTCTGCCTATTGATTGTCTTAGCCCTTGTAATCTTGTGTTTTTTGTTCCTTCTCCGACATCAAGAAAACCTCCACTAAACATTGTATTTGCGTAACGGGTCGCACCAAAAACAACGGACTGCGTTAGGCCCATCATTGGTATTGCACCCAAAATTTTTAGAGGCAATGGCGTCGACATTTGCATAGGTTGCTGCATGGCCTGTTGCGCAGCCTGACCCTGCACTTGTGCTCCAAATTGATCCATTTCAGGCATTAGTATCCGCCCCTTCTTGTATTGTGAGCGCCAAAAACTATGTCTCCTCTTGCATTTAATCTTTCTGCAGTTAAAAGTGATGAGTTGTAAAATGGAGATTCATTAATTATTTGCATGTTTGCTTTTCTAGCTTGATTTGTTGTTGCTATTGATCCACCTACAAACAATCCTCCCGCTGCAGCACCTGCAAGACCTCCATATGCAACTCCCGAAATTGCTCCTAGTGCTAGTCCCCTTCTGCCCCCTCCAAATCTAGGTCCCCTAGCTCCGATAGCACCGCCAGCAATTCCGCCTGTTAGCATTCCTAGCGTCATTGTAGTGTACCCTATATCCACAGCATCCCCAAATGTATCTGCAGGGAACCTAGTTGGATGTTGCGCTCTTGCTAGAGATCCTACTCCTCCAGTAGCCAAAGATCCAGTGGTTGCTCCAAGAGTAAGACCAGCAATTCCGCCAATTGTACCGCCTGCTAGCATTCCTGCTCTACCAAATCTTCTACCAAGCATTGCTCCGGCTGTTGCGCCAATACCTCCACCACCAAATCCTCCAACACCCACTGCTGCAGGATTTGCCTTATCGGGATATAGCACTCCTAGCATCATTGTTGGAGTAAGTTTAGTGCCTAGCATCTTCAGGTCTGCATCTGGATCATCAAAAGCAAGATCCATCGCTGCATCAGTCATTCCTCTTCCTAGGGTCTTTCCCAGGCCAGCAAGGAATAAACCTCCTAAAATAACGCTTCCAGCCACTTTTCGACGTGTAGAACCGCCTGGTCCCACAATTGCTCTACCCATATCGGATATCTCTGATAACGCAGGACTGCTTGATCCCACAATCGCTCTACCACTAGCGGCTAAAGATCTACCCCTAGCGGCTAAATTTGATAACACAGGCATTTTTATTCTCCAAATAGATAATTATATTTATTAGGCCCCATCATTGTGTGACCTATTTTGTTTCGATCTAAATTTCCAACAACTCCCGCAGTGACGAGTGGATCTCTTCTAATGGAATCAATCATTGTGGCATCTTGCATGTCGTAGTTTGCTTGTTGTACCAACCCCGGATTTTCAGTTGGTTGCTCTTGCATAACCTGTTCATGCAGCTGCTTGTCTCTGCCTCTTCTAGCTAAATAGTAACCAGCACTGAGAGCTGCTACACCAATTCCCCCTCTATAAACACTTGGCTTGGCTCTTTGGACTGCTTCTCTTATTCTTGCATCTCTTCCGAGTCTAATAGACGTTCCACCTATTCCTTCGTCTACTCTATGTCTAGAAAAAGCTCTTCGAAGCATGTTTCTAAATCCAGTGTTAGATTCTGCTTTAGCTAAAACTATGTCTCTATCCTCCAGCATTTGCGCTGCATCGGGCATTGATATTCCAAGTGATGCTGCGTGAGCTTCTGTGGCGTTTGTCATTCCCGGAACTGCGTACAGTAGCCCCCTTTCTCCTGCTACTCCTCCTGCTCCTGCTGTTCCCTGATCAAATCCTGCAGCCCTAAAAACCATACCTCTACTAACACCAACCTGATCATTTCCAACACTTTGAGATATACTGTGTTGAAGTGAGGCAAGACCTTCGGCAACGTCTCCGGTAACAGTTCCTCTAATTGGTCCTCCATGTTCACTAAATTGTCGAGCAATAGGAGCTATTAATTCATCTTCTATTGCGGTAGAACCTCTTTGAAGTATTCCTCTAATATTTGCAATCTCTTGTTGAGATTTAAATATTCCAGTTTCAATTAAGGTGTCATCAGATAAACCTTCGTCTATTATTTTTCTTCTCCACATATCAACAAGTCCTTCAGATAAACTTCTTGATTCTTGTCTACCCATTCTTCCTTCGCCCATTATGAAGTTAATCATTTTTTGATCATTATTCAAGTTAACTTCTGACATATGCATTTTTCCAAGTCCTGCAGATTCATAAAGTGGTGATTCCAATAATGGTGTATCAAATAGTCCAGTGGCAGTAGACTTAACTCTTATGTCACTCAATGCTTGCTGTGTTAGCCTTATTCTTCCCAGCTCCCCAGAGCCACCAGCTCTCATTACTGAAGGAGTAGTTTCTTCAAAAGTTATTACTCCCATTTCACCTAAAAGATTTCTGCCACCAGCAATCTGTTGTGCTCTAGTTGCTAGACTTTCAATTTGTTCTGAGCTCAAAGTTGCCAAATGTGCTTCAACCAAATCTGGAGTTGCACCTGGGTTTGTCATCAAAAATTGTTGCCTTGCCACTCTTAATGCAGTTGCTCTTCTTCCTTGAGTGGTACTAAAAGCAACATCTGCAGTAATTGCTGAAGCTGCAACAAAATTAGATCTAATAGTTGGATCAATCATTTCCATTCCGGCTTTTCCAAAATGTAAAGCTTGAATCATTGAAGGTGCATTTGCTTCATTAAAAACAGCCTGTCTTTCTCTCATAGATCTTCCCATAACTCTATCTATTAAAAGATTTCTTTCTTGAAGATGTGGCATTCCTACAAATCTTCTCGTTGCAGACATGGAATCAACAAAAGCTTCCTGACCAGCTTCGGTATCTAATAAATCAATCATTGAAGCTGGACCAGGAACTCCAATTCCAGCAACTGTGTCTGCGTATTGCAGAGTTCTTTCCATTTGTCCAGCTTCACTGGCAGATATTCCTAGACTTAAAACTCTTGCCCTTGTAGCTTCTCCATATGGACCAGGAGTAGCTGCTTTAGCTAAATCTAAAGTATTTTTAATTGCTCTGTGTGCAAGAAATTCTGGAACATCTGTTACAGTACCTCCAATAACTCGCTGATAAGTACCTGTAGCAAGGTTATAATCTTGATAACCTCCTGCATATTCAATTCTCATCCCCTGCATTATTCTAGGGTCTGTTGTAGTTGACAAAAATCCAAAAACCTGATCAGATATTTCTTCTATGTTTGCTAGATTTGTAGTCGGAGTCATTGCACCAATTCTTGATATTGATACTCTTGCTTGTTCTACTGCTGAAGCAAGCATGCGGTCTATAGCTACTCCTCCAATGGTTCCCCTGCTACCTGCTGTTAATAATTCCATTTGATCGGTCTGAACACCTCTTATAATAGCAGCTGATAATTGCAAGTCTACATCAGATATGTGTGCGCCGGATGCTAGTCTACGAACTAAGCCTTCACCTTCTGGCGTCTGAGTTAACCTTTCTAACAGATCTGTTGTTAATAAAATACTTTCAATACCTCTAGGTTTTACAGATTCTCCAAACCTTCCTGCTTTTAATGCTGTTTCTGGAGACAGTATTGAACTCACCGCTTCACCTAACATGGACTCTAAAGTCTCACCTCTTGCTTCTGCAGCTCGTTGTAATAGTCCCATTTTTTCAAAGATATGCTCACCTGCAAGTTGTGTAACGTCTATTACTCCTGTTCCAGAAGTTAACTTTTGTTGAAGAGCCGTTAAAAGAGCTGCTCTTTCCGGTACGTTCATAAATTCATCAAGTGCGGCAGCGCTGTTTATTATTTTTGGAACGTCAAAAGATCCAACCTTGTTACCAACAATAAACGTATTTGGATCAAGAAGATTTCTGATTTGTTCTTCATAGTTTGCTGCTGCTGAAGATCTTCCAGCTGCAGTCGTCAAATTGTGCACAATTCCTCCAGTTGACCCTGTCTCTATTCGATATGTTCTTGTTCCCAATCCTATTGCAGCCTGACCTGGTCTTCCAGCTCTTACTGATTCCATTTCTGGAACAATCATGTGCACGTTTGATCTACTTGTTGGACTTACCGGCATAGCCCCCAAGGCAGCGGTGGAATCTGCTCCTGTTAGATCATAAAAACCAACAGATAAAGACCTAACTTGATCATATGGACCAACACCTCCAGTTTCAACGTCCAAAGCAGCTAAACGTATACCTGCTGTCGCTCCTCCCGTTCTTCTTGCTTCAGTTAGTGCATCATCTAACATTTGAGTGGTATTTCTTCTCGTTAAACCCTGCCTTAAATATTCTGCGGTTGGAATATCTGTTGCGGATACTCTCATTGCATTTCTTCCCAATCCTCGCTTGGTTATATCAACAGAAATTGCCCTTCCTTGAAGCAAAGTGTCTAGGGCATTATCCACGCCTGGTTGAGACATTCCATAAACAGTGGCTCTCCTTGGGTTACCTGATGGAAGCTGTATAGAAGGAAGACCATAACTTGATTCATAACTTTGAAATACAAGATCTTGAAATTGTCTATCTAATCTGGATCTTTCTGCTTGAGATGATATCAAGGAAAGATTCATTGTTGGAGAATCCAAAGCTAGCTCTAGCATTCGTTTTCTTTGAGAACCAAAAAGACCACCTTCTAGTTCTGCTCTTATTGCATCTCTATAAGCAACTTGCAGATTTTCTAGTCCTTCAAAAATTTCTGCGTTGTCAATAGTTCTAGGTACTCGAGCTGCACTTGGTAATCTTAAATTTTTTTCTACCAGTCTTTCAATTTCTGCTCTTGATTTTTGAGTACCAAAAACTTCTACGTACATATCGACAATATCGTCAAACTTTGACATGTTATTCTTCCTGGTTTGTATCTATCGTTTGGGCCTCGATGTATTCGTCCAATTCGTATGTTCCCAATTTTTGTTTGAGTAGTTTTTCTCTTTGTATTTCAATATTTTGAACTTTAGAAATAATATCTGATATAGCCTGTGCGGTATCCAGTTGAACTTGCCCAATTTTTGCTTTTGCTTCTCTTGTTGCAAGAAGTTGATTACGCAAGTCTTTTCTTCTTTTGTGAAGTTTATCTTCTAGCTCCACTGCTAGGTGTAATTCTTTTTTCATTATTGGTTGTCCATCTTGGTCAATTCCAATAACATTTTCTTGTATAAAATGCTCTTTGGCTAATAATTTTGTTTTTCTTAGGTACTGAACCTCTTGGTCAACCAAGTCTCTTACCATAGAAACTTCTACTAAATTATTTGGATTTACATCTAGTTGCTGCAGGTATTCTTGAGTAAACTGAACAACCATAGACATTTCAAGTGGACATGGTTTGTTTCTCGGTGCAACATTTTCTTTAAGCAATGGACATGTCTCTGAAAAAATACATCTTTCAGCTTCACAATTCATTGGTATAGATGCAAACATAGCTGTCTTTGTTTTTTGTGGCTTAACTAATTCGTTTGCTTTTTTTATCTCTTCTTCAGACCATGATTCTGGAAAAAATAAATCTGGTCTTAAAGATTCAAAATTTTTCATAAAAGAATTTTTATCTTCTGGTTTTTGTATGTTACCCATTAAAATCAATCCACTCTGTTGTGTAAAAACCTTTGTCATCAAAATGCTCTACAACGGCACTTCTGCAATGCGTGCAATAACGCTCTTTTGAATACAAAAATTCTGGTTGTTCAACAAAATATTCTACTATTTCTTGCATTGTTTTTGAACACCTTGGACACTGCACATTATTGCTCTGTTATTAGTTCACTCAAACTTTTCTGCAACTTTTGCATTATTTCTATATTATTCGCTGCATTTGTGAAAACTCCAATTTCTTTCATTTTGTCTGGAGTTAATGTAGAACTAATTATAAATCTTGCCCCTTTGCAAATATCGCAGTATATTTCTTTTTCAGACAGCGAACATATGCAGGGATCTATTATGTTAAAAAATTCTAAAGCTTTTGCTATTTCATACCATCTAGCTTTAAACATCTTCTTTGTCTGCTCTTTGTAGGCTCTAAGCTTATGCTGATCACTGGACAGCAATGTTCCCATATCCAAGCACTGTTTCATTAAATCATTTATTGTTTTATATAAAAAATTAGGTAGCTCAAAATCACCTGATTCATTAATAAAACTTTCCCAATTACTCATTATTAAATTGGCCTTCCATTTTGTGGAACTGGTGCAATTGGTCTTCTTGGATTATATCCACCTCTGTGATCTTTTCTTTTGTTGGCAAATCCAATTCCACCTAAGGCTGCACCTGCGCCTATGGCTTTTCTTCCTGTTCTAATATTCTGTGGTTGCATAGAGGTTCTGTATGCCGATGCTATTGCGCTGCCCATTCTATTTCCAGCAGGAAAAGTACCAGAAGGCATATGACCAGCCCTCATTGAACCTT